ATGGGATCAGGTCTACGGCCCACCATGCTTCACGAACTAGGCTGGCGTTCAGAAGTAATTGAGCGGCAACTAGCACACGCAGAGCGAAACGAAGTGAAAGCCGCTTATAACCACGCCGAGTACATGCCAGAAAGAATAAAAATGATGCAAGAATGGGCGGACTGGATTGATGCACTGCCGCCAGCGCTGAGCGGTAATCTAAAATAAAAGGACAATGCGAAACCTTACTCAATTTATCCACCAAAACTCATCGAACATCGCCACCCCGCTTACCAATTACGCCACAATCAACCAAGGGCTAACGCTCTGTTGAAACGATTGGGTTAGACTGAGCGACAGGCCGCAATCGGCCAATAGCGGACGCTCGAAGTTTAATAGTTATCGTATCAACGAGGAAAAAATGGAAAACGCCCCTCTTAAAACGTCATGGAGAAAAATTGAAGATTGGCTGTTAGCTAATGCTCCTAAAATTCACTCTTCGTTAAATAAGCCTGCAGCAGTTGACTCAATTGATGAACTTAAAAAATTGATTGGGAGTGAGCTGCCGTTGCAATTGATTGAACTTTATGAAATCCACAACGGAATTGAGTCAGAATCCATTGCTAATTTGGTTTATGGGATGAAATTTATTTCCATTGAAGACGCAATAAATTTAGTCAACAATATTGATGCTAATTCATCACCGCTAAAGTATGCAGATTCACAAATTAAGGCAGGCTACACTTTACATAAAAAACGTTTCCCTATAGCGGATGACAATGGTACATGCATGCTGTGCATCGACCTTGACCCTTCCGAACTAGGGAAAATTGGACAAATAATATTCATTGATTACGATTGCAATGTTGCAATTAAACTCGCTGACTCATTGGAAGATTTATTTCATAATTTCCAAGAAGACCTATACTCAGAGAAGTACTCGTTTTTAGCTGAGGCACTTGAGGATAACAATGAATGGCTGAATCCAATTAGAGAAATTGACCCGGTAAATTGGTTTAACTCTCCAACGTGGGCACATATAAAAGTATGATTAAAAATCGATGTAAAATAGAATATTAATGTTCTATCCATGAGAGTCTGCTCTGGGGCGAAAACAGGCGGTAGTCGGCCAGAAGTAGGCATTTTTACTTTTGCATTTTTTGAGATTTCATTATGACGTCAGACCCGTTTCGTATTCCCTCAGACGAGGAGATTAAAAATGCAGAAGAAAAGCTTAAGTTCAAATTTCCGAATGAATATATCGCCTTTTTAAAAGGAGGTGGAAATGTGGCAAATGCGGTTTTTGATGCTGCAGTAGTATTGCCAGGTAGTGGTTATCTCGATATTTTTGAAATAGCGGATATAGCTTGGAATAAAATGGGGCTAAATAAAAAGTGGTTACCATTCATCGAGGATAACGGCGACTACTTCTGCGTTTCAGAAAATGGGGTCGTTAAATTTTGGTCACACAATGGCTGCACTGATGAAAAATGGACTACATTTTCGGCATGGTTTCAGCAAGTTTGTATTGAACGGAAGTAGTAAACATGTACTTCCGTATTGGGTCGATAGGCGATCTATGGTGAGTGAACATTAATAAATATGCAAATAAGCATCTATGATGGCGCTAATAATTTTTCTTCTGGACAGTACACGTCTGACTATAAATTAATTAACTCACATGGATTTATTTTATTATGAATATTAATATATAATTAAACCTAGTTAAAGTATAATTAGGTTTGAAAAAACGAATGACTCAAGAGGTAATTATGCTATCTTTTGTTTGTGTTGCCGTTTTTGTATTCATGTTTATTTACCTATTGAGAATTAAGTATTTGAGCTCATCTGATCTAATATCAGATTGGATTGGAGACAATAATTATACAATAGAAGACAAAAGTGATAGCTCGCGTAAAATAGATGTATTATGTTGGCCAATAAAAGCAAGAGTGGTTGCCGTTGACTCAAATAGCGAAACTTTTGAAATACTATTTTCAATAACAGTAAATGTCGGCACTCATGCAAAAGGTACAATAATTAGTGTGGAGATAAACCCATTAAAAAAGAAACTCCTCCATAAATAAATATTTTTTTATCAGGATCAACTAGCTGGCGGCGGCTGCCCAGCCTTGAGGCTGCGCCCCAGCAATTGGCAGGGCCAGCCATTCACGCGAAGGCCGCATGCGCTCATACCCACAAGACTCATAAAAACGCACCAGCGCCCTCGTTCCACCACCGTAGCAGTCTAGGTGCAGACGTTCAGCTTAAACCACTGTGCGGCAGCTTCACTTTCGTTACTGCCACTCATAAAAATGCTAGCTGAATGTCGGCAGTGGGTCGTAAGCTGCCCCTTGCACCCCATGCGTGAGGGGCTTAAATCTATCCAATACAATCAAACACTTAGAACTAGGCCCCACTGAAGGGCATCACCACAAATCGCAACAGATGATCACCCTGCCCCGCAAGAATCCCGCAGAAGGATTAATTAAACAAAGCAGCTAACACATCTATTTTCATGGCAAATTCAGGCATCCACCTTACGCTGAACTCTAAGTAATCAATCGCTAACCTGACCAAAAAGCAAAACAAAGGTGGGAATCACCGTTCAATCGGGTGTAGTATATTGGCATAAAACACTTCAGATCGCCGCCGCCCCGCAAGGGCTTTAAAGTGGACACGGCGTTTTTCATACACCCAAGGTATTGATTTTTCTGCCATTTTAGGGTTTCTATATCTTATTATGTCTAATTAAAACTGAGGCTATATGGCACTTTCTGTATTGGATTTAAAAGGTATCGCAGTATCTGGCGGTGGAATGATTTTGGACGCACGGCAATTCACAGCGCTTGATCTCAATAGTATCGCTGCTTCCGCTTCAGGCAAGAAAGCTCAAATAGTTCTAAAAAACTTGCAAGGTAAGTCGGCGCTAGACCTCAAGGGGATTGCAGCATCAGGAAATGGATGCGTAGTTTTTGACTTCACCGAACCTACATAACATGGCGCTCAACCGCAGCGCGGTTATAGTGCGGTTTTGTTTATTCAGCTTTCCGGACCGCGCACGGTTAACTCTACGTTAGATTCACCCCATAAAAAGCCACTACTATGAAAAATATTTCTTTAGTTACGCTATTTGTTATCTCCATTACGGGTTGTAGCAGTACGGGAATAATTAAACCCGTTGATAAATCCGCATCACGTACTTTAATGCTCACCAAATCTGAGACCTCAGATAAATCAATTGCAGCCCAGAAATTGGATGAGGAAGTAAACAATAAAAAATTAGAAGATGCTCTTTCAGAAGTCCTTGATTATTGCAAACCACTTTTGTCAGGATACGAAAAAGACTCTGCAGAGCAAGCTAGAAATGCCTACTGGCTATCAATGAGTGGCCTAGTTGCAGGATCTGTATTTGCTCCCGCACTAATCGCTGCTAGTGCATCAAATGGAACAGCTGTTGCAGCTCTTAGCGGTTGGGCTGGAGCGACAAATTTTGCTGGCCAAGCATTAAAAACGTCGGGACTGAGTGGCTCTACTATTGCCCAAACACGCAACGACATCATTAATGGTTTGAAAATTGAGATTGCGAATGCAACCGATGGAAGCAAGTCTTTTGAATTTCGGCGAAGTGCATTAATGAGAGCAAAAGCTGGGTGTGTCATTTATGACATTTCTGTGCCTAGCATTCCAGAGGCAAATTGAATCTAACCCGGCAGTCAACATGGGCGCGACGCTAATTGTCCGAAGGCGCAGCAGCCTTAAACTTTAGGTCGGTCTGGGTCTATTGCGCAAAAATTCAGGAGGAACATATGGCTAAGACAAAAGTATTCATCAGCTTCGACTACGACAATGACGCACGGCAGAAGGATTTGCTCGTTGGGCAGTCGAAGCACCCAGACACCGACTTTGAGTTTGCTGACTGGTCATCGAAAGAACACCTCACCGGCGACTGGAGGGCAAAGATCAAGGCGAAAATGTCGTACGTCGACGTGGTGTGCGTTCTCTGTGGCAAGAACATGTCTACCGCAACAGGTATCGCATATGAAGTCACAATAGCCCAGGAAATCGACAAGCCGTACTTCTTGCTCTCTGCCTACCAAGATGGCTGTTCTAAGCCACCTACCGCGAAAGCCAGCGACAAACTCTACAAATGGACTTGGGAGAACTTGAAGAAGCTCATCAAAGGCGATCGTTGAATGGTCTCGCCACAGGTTGATCGAGCCGGTCTGTTCAACGAGATCGCTGAGGGTACGACCTACCCGCACAATGACAAGTGGTACAGCCATCTTCTAGATCAATACAAACTCTATGTCGAGATGGCTGACCGCATCAGCCAGAGGCGCGCCACGGCCAATACCTACTTTCTCAGTTTAAATTCGGCAATCTTGGCTTTTGTCGGATATCTCTCGGTAAAGGACACTGGCGAGTACAACTGGATGCTTGCGTGCGGTGGAGTGGCGCTTTCTTGGCTCTGGCGAACTCTCATTATCTCCTACTCGAATCTCAATACCGCCAAATTCAAAGTCATTCACCAGATTGAAAAGCGACTTCCCATTAGTCCCTACGAAGCGGAGTGGGACGCGATGGAGCGTGGAACAAACCCAACTCTTTACAAACCACTTACTCACATCGAACGCAATGTTCCTCTGGTCTTCATTGCGTTGCACGTCATTGTCTTCACTCGAATGTTCCCATGGTTTTTGCTTACCGTCTTCCTCGAACTACCTTTGCCGAGTTGCGGCTGCTGAATGAGTTCAATGCTATCCACGCACGCCCAGCTGATGCCTAACCCGTCATTCCAGCTGACCCGCTGCGGCATGGCACCTCGTCTGCCTAGGCTATGCCGCAGCGGGCAGCTCAATTCCAACGTTAGAAATCATAGGAGAGTCTTGTGGCATATCAAGCAACAGTAATACCAGTGATGATCGCCTCACCAGGCGATGTATTTGAGGAACGTGAAATCGTTAGAGAGGTGGTTCATACGTGGAATTACATAAACTCCACAAGAAACGGGGTTGTTTTAATGCCAGCAGGTTGGGAAACGCACTCATCACCAGAATTAGGATCACGTGCCCAAGAGCTAATAAATAGTCGCGTACTGAAAGATTGTGACTTGTTGATTGGCGTTTTTTGGACCCGCCTTGGGACTCCTACTGGTGAAGCTAAAAGCGGAACTGTCGAAGAAATCGAAAGGCACATAGAAACAGGCAAACCTGCCATGATTTATTTCTCATCAAAACCAGTGGCGCTACAAAGTATTGATTTAACACAGTACCAAGCTCTCCAAGAATTCAAAAAAAAATGCGAAGGTTTGGGACTTGTTGAGGAATTTGAAAACACAATTGATTTCAAAGAAAAAATTAGTCGCCACCTTCAGCTGTGCATTCATCACAATCCACATATTAAAAGCCTATTCGAAAGCCGGCCAGATACTACTGAAGATGTTGATTTTGTAGCCACATACGTAGAAACAAGGAATCACGAGTTATCAGATGAGGCGCAGGTTCTATTGAAAGCAGCCTCCAAAGATACGAACGGCACAATTTTGAAAATTGCTGTTATTGGATCGCGGTTTATCCAAGCCGGCGAATCATCGTTTGGTGGTCAAGGAGGAAGAGAAAGCGCTCGTTGGGAATATGCTCTTAATGAGTTAGTTGATCGCAATTTTGTTGTTGAACGAGGTCACAAAGGTGAGGTCTTTGAGCTTACCCATGAAGGCTGGGCACTGGCAGACACACTTCCGGATGATCTCTAACCCGGCTGTCGAGAGGGACGGCCCAAAAGCTGCGCTTTTGGGTGCACTTCGCTCTTCGCGCTCCGACCACCCCACACTTCTACGTTAGGCCTCATTAATCATGTTTGCGCAAATTAAAGGTGTAGTTGATTTACTCAGATCTGGAGTTTCAGATTTTAGGAACTTCAAAACTTCAAAGGAGCGTGAAGAGGCCGTTCTCTATCTCTTGCGTGTGTATTTTCTTTTGAAGGACTGTGTAGATGATGGTGAGGAACTTGTTTCCGAAGCACAACCTAATCCTGTTGAAAAAATCACTGGAATGGATGCGCCATCGGCGCTAGCGACCATTGGGAGATGGGATGCCACAATTCGGAAACAAGGCTCACGGCTATACAAGTTACAAAGTGGCCTTCTTGGCCAAGATTACATTGCCGTAATAAATCCGACATTACAGAAGCGTCTAAGTGAGGCCATAGGGTACAAGATGGATCGCACCATCACGTTGCACGGCATAGGCTCCGCCCTCTTTTTCAAGAATATGTTTCCTATTGCAAATACAAATGAAGAAAAAGCACGGTACATTTCCGTGATGGCAGGAGAAGAAGAAGATAGCCTAAATATGATCCGTATCGGCTCTGAAATTGAAAGCCTTCGAGAGTCACTAAATCAATACCGCTCAGTTGTCGAACGAATGGTTTCAAATGCCGAATTACTACAACTTTCAACACGTGCCAGACAAGAAACTCAATTTCCCGATGAGGCCTAACCCATCATTCAACACTGACTGGCGCGATAATACCGCGACAACCGGTTAATTCAAACGTTATGTCTGACAGAAGAGTGGACTTAGTAAATGAGCTTATTTGCAAAGCTGATTAAATTCCGAAAAAAAATCAGGGAAAATCGAACGAGGGTTATTGACACAATAGTCAAAGATCACTCGGCTCAAATATGTATATTTTGTGGTGAAACTAAAAATCTGACTAGGGAGCATGTAATTCCTCAATGGGTTTATAATCGCTGTACAAAGAGCACTTTCATTACAACCACTAATGGTAACGCACAAACCTACAATACAACTACAGTTCCTGCCTGCAAGGACTGCAACTCTAATATTTTAGGTTCTCTTGAAAGGCATCTTAAGCACGAGTTTGATAGAGTCAATGTTAAAAACGAAGGTTTTTCTTTGGAAACATTGGAACTTATTATTCTTTGGCTTGAGAGTTTGGAGTATAAATTTCAAATCCTGGACTTGCGTAGAAATTTAAACAGAGTAAAAGACGCTGAATATATTCCTTACATTGGAAAACTACCTATTTCAATGTTTCAAGGGCCAATAGATACAAGTCCAGCAAAAGTGTTTTCAAACTTACGCTCTGCTTTAAGAGTTCTTAGTGTTAAATCAAAAGTCCAAAGGTTAAACTCGCTGTGCGTTCTTTTTACAAATAATCAAGATTTCCATTTTTTTCACTCAACAAATAATTATATATTTATTGAATTGGCAAAATTTAATATAGCATTCTTCTATTTCTATAAAATGGACTTCGAAAGCAATGAAAGTGCAATCTCAAAGGCTCAGGATATAGTTAAGAATGAGTACTATGGGAAAAACACATAACAAATCACTCAAGCACCGAAAACTTCGTGTGCTGGATAGTTTTTAAGTCGCAGTTTTGTGGTTTTACTCCGAAAAAGTATTCAACAAAACTGCAAATTTATAAATACCGCTCAACGCGGCATTATTAGGTCTACTAGATATGCCCGTCTACTTTGTGTCAGATGATTTACGCAACCAAGTAAAGATTGGACGCAGCACCGATGTAAAGCGTCGCGTAAAAACACTGCAAACAGGCAACCCCTCAGCATTAAAGCTAATGGGCTGGATCAATACCGCTAACGATGCTTCTATGGAAAGCGAGCTTCATGAGCACTACAAAGGCCTCCGCGGGATTGGTGAGTGGTTCTCCATCGGTCCCACCGAGGTGCTCAACGAACTAAAAAGACATTACGGGTTCGTACCAAAACCGACCGACTCGTTTGAGATAATCGGCTTTGACAGGGATGGTATTCCGGAATACCTAGGAGTCTGCGAATGGGGAGACTTTGAAATCTATGAATGCTGTCCGTTCTGCGGCTGTTTCTGTGGAATGCATTTCCAAGACGCAAGCTCAATGCATCACTGTATTAACTGTGACACGCTGATCAACTTCGACGAGCTACACCCTCCTCAAGACTGGAACGAATGAACTCGTCAAGCTCGGAAAACATTGGTGAACGGCAAGCTTGATTGGTGCCAGAATATCTGGGCAGATATGTAACACTTAAAGAGGTGCCTTATTTATGTCAAGCACAGAAAGTCCTGACTGATTGCTCAAGCTGACGCCAAAAGCTGTACTTTCAACCTGAAGGGTTATGATTTGCATTTGACATAGATGAAATCAATTCAACCGACTTTGCAGACCACTGTAGATTTTATTCCATGCAAAATATAAGACTTGGCCCCTTGCTTTGTAATTAGAAAACTTAAAAAACCATTAAATATTTCTATTTAACAAGCTCGTAGGTAATACTCCTCCCACATGGTGGATACATAGACGTCGAGTCTCTTTCAATATATTTAGCAATAATATTTCCTTCCGGATCCATCTGATCATACATAGTAAGATCGGTATCCTGCCCTTTCCTTTGCTCCCATTTCGTTCCCGTTTGCACAAGAGTATGATCCACTGGAATATTAAATTTATTTCTTAACGCTTCACACATACATTTCCCTTTGTTTACTATTACATAAAAATAAAAAATTAGAATAAACTGATCATAACTTGACATTACTCAAAGACAAATCATATTACTGGCCTATAAATAAAAATCCTTTAATCACATCAAAAATCAGGGGGAATTTTCCAAAATCAAGTGTATGCAAGGTAAGTAACACCCAGCTAAACAACAAAACAACGCTGACTTTAATTGGTGCTCTACTGACAGAAAATGAACTAAGAATAAGAAAATTAGTCATTCTCTCCCCCCGATTTTTTCTAAGTCTTGACTCAACTTTTTGATATACATCATCGGTTGATACTGCAAACAAATCAAAAAATTCAGGTTTACTCTCTTCGCTATACTCTTTAAGTTTTCCTTCGTAAAACTCTAACCTACTTTCCCACCACTCCTGCCAATATTTAGCGCCAGAAGCCATTTGCATTTGATAAAATGAAACAAGAACACCTGCAAAACAAATAATAAATTCAAGAATAGGTTTACTATTTTGATCTTGCAATGCAGCAGCAAGTAGCACACCCTGAAACAGCATGAAAAAGTTATTACGTTGTGTTAATTTATTTATTTCAAAATTTCTAGTTTCAATACAAATTTTATACACAGATTTAATTGACTAATACCGTTTATCTTTTTCCAAACATCCAGGTAAATATTTCTCTTCCATTTAAATGGTCCTTTGATTTCTAACCAAGAGGTAATGTCTAAGCCATTTATTAAATCTTGCGTATCTTTGCCCAATGCTAGCTACCAGCAGGAAAATTCAACACGGGAGCATAAATGACGTAAGAATTTTGAAATAAATAAAATAATTCGCACTCTACTCACTGACATTAAACTCGTCATCTTATTTTTTCTTACGTTTGCTCAAAAGATTAGGTAATAAGTAAATTTTCAACTAAGACATTCATCCGGCTATATCAACACCAGCCCTTGCAAGAACCAGCAACAAATCCGCAAATAACGCAGGGTTTCAGAGTGGGATTTTCTACCGCTCAGAGCCATATCTGACGTGGCTTCGAGATGCATCATGCAGGTGCATAAAAAATAATGGGTTAAGTGGGCAGGCGTGGCGGGGTCATGAGGGCGCGCGCTGGGTGTTAACCTCAAAATCAACCATCAAAAACATACATAGAAGACTTGTATCAGCTCATAGATACATAGACCTACTGAACAATACTTAGGATGCACTTAGACCAAGGCTTCTTATGTTACAATTCCTTTCGCTATAATTTCAGCCAAGCTCATCTAGTAAGCATAGGTAAAAGAGTCCCTTAGGTGTGTGTACTATCTGCCATAAACACATCCATATGATTGAATATAAATAGAAAATTATAATTGCATAGTTAGTTATGCACATAATCAAAACAGATATACACCTGAATAGGTGTATATCTCACGTTAGCTAAAATATATGAAACTTATAGACAAATTAACCCAAGGATTGCCTAAAAAGCATAAACCTAAAAGAGCTGTAAAAGGTCTTGTTGCAAGAAATTTCTATATTGATGGCAACCTTTTTATAGAAAAATTTGATCAAGTTAAAAATACTGAATCAATGCAGATGAGAAACTTTAGAGCTAAAGCAATTGTTGATTTAACTATGTCAATTGAATGCTCATTAAAATCAATAATATTATCTCTTAGTAAAGATAACGAATTGCCTTCTGATGCATATAAAAAAGCTAGAAAATGCTCTCACAATCTCGACAAACTTTACGCTGAAGCTATATTAAGAGCTAAAAATAGATTTTTATTTCCTCCTAAAAAGCAAGCACTTTTTGATGATCTAAAAAGCCTAGGCGTAGGTTCAAGATACTCATATGAAATTTGGTCTCTTCAATTTAATAGTCAAGCAGGAACAATCTTTCTTGGAGAAAATATTATTTCTAGAACAATTGATGATATTAAATGGGCAAATAATTTAAGAGACGTAGCAGTGCTTTTAAATAACATATCAAATAATTGCTATTATAAATTTTTATCAAAACATTGCACATTATATGGAAATAAAAATAACACTTACGAAAAACATTTAAACTTATTTCTAGATGAAATTAAATAGCTAACAAATCATTCAACCGGACATTTTACCAGCTGCGCTGGTAAAATTCCCTCCACTGACGTTCCGGTGCCGGTTAATTCTAACGTTAGGCATCGCAGACATGCCCAGCCATGAGCAATATCACTTTGCGGTGCGTACAGAATGAAAGCGGAAAGGTAAACTGTGAAAGGTAAAATGCCCCCCTCAGTCGAGAGGGACTGCGCAAAAACGCGCAGCCCCTCACTTTTACGTTAGGCTCGTATGGATGAAAAGCTCTCTATTCAAATCTGGGTATGGTACCTCGCGGACGAGTTCAAACCTGTTTTGGAGCTATGTGTCTTATGTCAAGCACTTGAGTTTTTGTCTTTGGAAGCAGTGGAACAAAGTTCAACAATCGCATATTGCCCTGCCTGCGAAGTCTGGTCTGACATGATGCTGCCGTTGAATAATTTTCTAGAAAATTTCCCGGAAAGACTTACCCAGGAAATGCGAATAAAAATCGAACGCCTCTGGAATATCTGCAACGAGCTTAGCGAAGTCGCATTTCATTGTGATGATTATGAAATATTTCACAACCAAGAATGGAATCAGGTTAGATCTGAAGCTCGCGAAATATTGAGCGTTGTTGATTGGCAAAATGTTAAGAACGATGCAGATGATCTAATGCTGAAATGTCGAATGTCTTTATATCCTTACATGTATAAACATTAGGCAGGTTGCTGAATATGGGCACCAAAGCCTAAGACAAAACGCATCAAAAAAATATTTAAAAAGTCTGTTTTGATCAGCAAACAGGCTCTATTGCTTCCTCAATTAGTCTTAATTAAATCAGCCCCATTTATTGGGGCTGATTTGATTTACTCTGCCGTAACTGAATACGTTTTAAACCGGATCACCTCCACCCCCAGCCAATCATTTAACTCCTTCATCCGCTCTTGTAATGGCTCAATCTCGTTATACGCAAACACGGTCGCCGCTTTCTCTACGTCACCTAAGCCGCCGGTGTTGTTGGGGATGATGCCCATCAGTTGCGCGGGTACGCGGTGGGCGCTCAGTTGGTCGTCGCGGGTTACGTTTTTGATGTTCCAGAAGTCATCCTTTGCCGCCACTTCTGAGATGGGCAGGATTTGCATGCCGTCTTTCTTACCGCCAGGCGCGTACACCATCAGATTTTTGAAATTGCCAGGGCCTTTGCTGCCTTGTAATGCAGTGCGCAGATCATCGATATAGCTTTCGTTTTGCGCGGCGTCGGTCATGTACAGGATAAAACCGGCGTGGCTGCCGTTGGCAAAGTAGCGGCGGCGAAACAGCGTGGCGGATTCATTCAGCCAGGTAGAATTGAGCGCCGACAGGTATTCAGGCAGGCCGTAAATCTCCTGATTAATATCTGGCTCTAATAAATGGAAGATGGCCCCTTGCTGAAACTGGTGCTCGTTGGCGTAATCAAGGATCTGAAAGTATTGCTCTTCTTTCATCCCCACCCGCATATATTTAGCCAGCGCATGCTTCAGGCCCAGCACCTTACCGGTGCGGCTGGTGATCTTTTCTAAATAGGCGTTGCCAAAAATCAGGTAATCCAGCGCAAACTTTGAGAACTCAGACCGGCTTAACAGCGGGTGCGGGATAAAGGTTTTTAACAGGATATTGCGCTTTACCTGTAAGGGGCTGGAATGGTGAACGGTGGCGCGGTAAGTTTTAGCCAGGCCATCAAACGACATCGGCGGCTCGTACCATTTGCCATTGTTTACGCACTCTAAGAAGTCCAGCAGCTCGCGGCGATCGAGCACGGCGGAAGGCTCGCCAAAGGTGAAGGCCACAGATTGATCGGGCGCTTTTGCTTCTGGCGTTAAGGTTGCTTTTGCTTGGTAAAAAGATTGTTTTTTCATTTAATAGATCGCCATAAAGCCGGAATTAGTGGAAGTCGAGCCTTCTAACGGCTCATTGAGTAGCGCGTGCATACATGCCCAAGCAAGGTCGGCGTGGCTCAGCTCTTCGGAACGGCTGGCCGAATAAGTGACATGCCGCCCGCTGGCGGTCATGGTTTTTTGAATTGCCATAAATGCGGCCGCAAGATCCGTCCAGCCCGCGTCAAACTCCAGGCGCCCATTGCGGATCACGTCTTGCGCCTTCATGACTAAGCGCCCTTTCATCTCCACGCTGTAATTGATGGCTCTCGCCGCTGGGTAGAACTGTTTAACCAGTTGATAAACGCCCTGCCCGATGCCGGTCGTATCAATGCCGATATAGGCCACGTTGTATTGGCTGCAGATATCCTTAATCCCTTGGGCCTGCGCGGCAAAATCCATGCCTTTCCATTGCCGTTTCTCCAGCACGCGAAACTTGCCGCCAGGCACCAGCGGCGGGGCCAGTACGATCAAGCCCGCGCTGTCCCCGGATAAGGCCGGATCGTAGCCAATCCACACAGGCCAGTAGCCAAAGGGGCGCGGGGCAATCGCCTTAAAGTCTTCCCACTTCTCCCAGCTATCCACCATGCACTTTTGCAATTCAGATAAGGGAAAAATACTGGCGCTATCGTCGATAAACTCGCACATCAGCAAGTTTTGATAATCGTTTGGGTTGTATCGTTTTTTAATCTTGTCCAGATCGAACAGATTGCAACCGCCTTCAATCGCGTCTTCAATCGTGACCACTTGCCGCCACTGATCGTCCTCACAGAGGCGGCCTTTAGCGAGGCTGGCGGGTTTTACATCGAGCTGAATGCGATCAGCTTTGGCGCGGCCTTTATTGAAGGCGTCACCCGACCAGAATGGGTAAGCATCGTGATTCAGGCTGGAAGGTGTCGAGAAATAGGTTTGCCGCCAGTGCGAATGCAAGGCCATACCCGAGGCGACTTTTTGGAGTTCCTGAAAGCGCGGAATCCAGAAATACTCATCCACGTATAGATTGCCGGTGTAGCTCTGCGCGGTGCGGGCATTGGTGCCCAGAAAGTGCAGTGTTGCGCCGTTTGGTAAGACGATGGGATCGCCTTTTAGCTCTAAATCGGCGGCGTCTTTGGCAAAGGCGATGATGTATTGCTTGAACACATGGGCCTGCGCCTTGCTGGCACTTAAAAAGATCTGATTGCGGCCCGTGGTCATCGCATCGAATAAAGCCTCCCGGGCGAAGTACCAGGTTGCGCCAATCTGCCGGGATTTTAAGACATTGCGAAAGCTATGTTTCTTGCCTGCCTCAAACCAGCCGTGCTGATAGGCAAACAAAGAATCCATAAAGGCGTCTTTGATTAAATCGACGTGCTCATCGTTAAAATCGTTCTTTGTGGCCTTCTTGCGCTCTGCCTTGTTGCGGCTGGCAATGTTCGGGTTTAAATCAGCTTCATTCCCCCCGCCGTTGTATTTATTGATCCGTGCGACTCTTTCCATTTGCCGCGAGAGCAAATCAATTTCTTTAAAGTCGATCCCTTCTTTTTTGTCCTTATTCAAAAGAAAGATATAGCGCGATTCCAGCGACTCTTCGACGCGCTCAATCAGCTTCTTTTTGTCCCATTCATCGCGCCGTTTCCAGCTATGCACCGTGGCGGGTTTTTCGCCTAATGATTCCGCAATCCGTGAAATACGCCAGCCCGACCAATACAGGTGGCGGGCCTCTATACGCGGGTCTTTGCTGTTTATATTTTCCATAGCCAAAGGCTAAGGCAATCAAAGACGGCTGTATTTTGTTGGCTTTTGTGGCTTGGCGATTCACACCGAAAGCAAATTGATGACCCTTTCTTTTGTGGCGATAGTGGGTGCCTTCAGGAATTAACCCCGCTATTCAATCAAATCGCAGAAGGGTCTATGGACAAAAAATTTAAATCATTTCGGGTCGCTACCGAAGGCGCAACCACCGATGGCCGCACCATTACCCGTGCATGGCTCAGCCAGATGGCAAAGAACTACAACCCGGCCACCTTTGGGGCGCGGGTGAATATGGAGCATATCCGGGGCATTTACCCGGACAGCGCCTTTAAATCTTACGGCGATGTGGTGGCACTGGAAGCCAAAGAAATCGACGGCAAGATGGCCCTGTTTGCCACGATTGACCCCACGCCCGAACTGGTGGCGATGAATCAGAACCGCCAGAAGGTTTACACCTCCATCGAGTGTGACCCCGACTTTGCAGGCACCGGGGAAGCCTACTTAACCGGCTTAGCCGTCACCGATAACCCCGCCAGCTTGGGTACATCCATGCTGCAATTCTCAGCCTCAGTCGGCGGTGCCAGCCCGCTGATGGCCCGTAAAACCAATAAAAACTGTTTATTTACCAATGCCATCGAGTTTGCACTCGAAGAAGAAGGAACGCAGGCCGTGTCGATGCTGGAATCTGTAAAGAATATTTTTTCTAAAAAAGCAGAAAAAGAAAACCTGCAATTTGCGGATATCCAGCAAGCCCTGGAAGCCATCGCCGAGCAAACCGCAGAAAACAATGATGGCTTTCGCACCATGGCAAGCCGCATCGATGAATTGAAAAACGAAATGGCCGAATTACGCGAATTCAAATCGAAGATTGAAAACGAGCCAGCGCATTTTTCAGGCCAACGCGACAAAGCCACCGGCGGCGCGGTGTCTTTAGAAACCGACTGCTGATGCACCCATACCCCGCCATTCCATAAAAACAATTCAAAACCAGAATAAGGAAACACCATGCGCAATGAAACGCGAATTGCCTATAACGCTTTTGAAAAGAAAGTCGCGCTATTAAATAATGTTCCCGATGCGAATAAAACCTTTACGGTTGATCCATCCATCCAGCAAAAGCTGGAAACCCGCGTGCAAATGTCGAGCACCTTCCTTAGCAAGATCAATATGCCTTCCGTCAAAGAAATGGAAGGCGAAAAGCTGGGGCTGGGCGTGACCGGCACCATTGCAGGCCGCACCAATACCAAAAAGGGACCGCGCAAGCCACGCGATGTATCCGATTTAAGCTCTGGCCGCTATCGCTGTGTAAAGACCAACTTTGATACCGGCATCAGCTACGCAAAGCTGGATATGTGGGCCAAGTTCCCAAACTTTCAGACCAAAATCCGCGATGTGATCGTCCACCAGCAAGCGCTTGATCGAATCATGATTGGCTTTAATGGTGTATCCGTGGCCGAAGATACCGACCGCGAAAAATACCCGTTGCTGCAAGACGTAAACAAAGGCTGGCTGCAGCAGTACCGCGAAAACGCCCCAATTAATGTAATGACAGAAAGTAAGCCAGGCTCCGGCAAAATTATTGTGGGTAAAACCAAGGTCAAGGGTGAAGACGACGTTACCTGGAAGACTGAAAAAGGTGATTACAGCAATGTCGATGCGCTGGTGTTTGATGCAGTAAATAGCCTGATTCACCCCGAGTACCGCGAAAATCCCAATTTAGTGGTGATCGTTTCCAGCGAATTACTAGCCGATAAATACTTCCCAAAAATCAATGGCGAGCACGCCCCGACAGAAGAAATGGCGCTGGATATGCTGATTAGCCAAAAGCGCATTGGCGGCAAAACCGCCGTCACGGTGCCTTTCTTCCCAAAAGACAAAATGCTGATTCTGCCGCTGGCTAATTTGTCGCTGTACTGGCAAGAGGGAGGCCGCCGCCGTCATGTACGCGAAGAGCCGGACTATGACCAGATTGCGGATTACGAAAGCGCAAACGACGCTTATGTGATTGAAGCGTATGAAGCGGGCTGCCTGATTGAAAACATCGAGCTACTGCCCGAAGAGCGCACAGAAGAAAAACCCGCAGAGGCAGGAAAGTGAGTCCCGCAAAAGCCCACTTGTTGCGCATGACGGCGGCTCAGCGCTCAAAAGAGAGCGGTTCGGGTGCCCATGTGAATGCAAGCGGCTACGCGCTGATGTTGCATAAGCTCGCGGGCGACAAGCGACGGCTTAAGCAGATCCAGTCCCTTAGCCGCAAGATCGATGCCAAGCGCGAAATGCTGCCCGATTACGCGCCATGGATCAGCGGCGCTTTATCCGCCCAAGGTGGCGGGCAAGATGAAGTGCTGATGACTGTCATGGTGTGGATGATCGACACCGGCAACTTCACCGACGCGCTGCCCATTGTGCGCTATGCGATCAAGCATAAATTGTTTCTGCCGGATCAGTACCAGCGCACCTTGGCGTGTTTGGTTGTCGAGGAAATGGCCGATACCGCGATGAATGGCCGGGCATTGGGCGAAGTCATCGATGTAGCCGGGCTGCAAGAGATTGCCGAAATCACCCAGGCCGAAGATATGCCCGACCAGGTGAAGGCCAAGCTGTTTAAGGCCATTGCCTACGGCTTATCTGAGCAAGACAAACCGGCGGCGGTGGACTACTTCCAGCAAGCCCTCGCGCTTCACGATAAATGCGGCGTTAAAAAGGATCTGGAAAAACTCCAGCGCGAGATCAAGAACATGGCCGCTGAAAAGTAGCCGACCGAGCGTACCCCGCAGCAAGAGGCAGGGGGAGGCGAAGCCTTTTAAGGTTCTTTCAAATCCCCCTCCACCTCTTAAGGACAGATCATGGGATTTATTGCAGCACAAAAAAGCGGCGAAAGCTTAGAGCCGCTGATTAAAAACAGCGGTTTCTGGCCAGATATCGATATGGCCGACGCAAGCTTAGCTTTACGCATCGATGGCACCGTTACCGAGCCAAGGCTAAGAATGGCGCTGATTGCGGCGATGGCCAGCGCCAATCAAGACCTACGCAAATTTAAAGCCAAACATCTGGCCGATGGCATCCAGAACTTAGCCGAAGTCGAAAGCGAAACACTGGATTGTCAGAGCGTATTAGTCAGCCATTACATCCGTGCCGTGTACTGCTTAGCCAGGGCAAACCTGATCGAGCGCTACCGCGATTTTGATAGCACCGGCGACGGGCACGATAAGGCAGACAAATTGCTTGACCCTATCGAAGACCTACGCCGCGACGCACGTTGGGCTATTCGGGACTTACTCGGATCAAACCGCGCCAGTGTTGAGCTGATCTGATGCAAGTCGTGGCCAAGCAAGGCGACACGCTGGACGATATTTGCTGGCGTATTTACGGCAAAACCGCAGGCGTAACCGAAGCAGCGCTGGCCGCTAATCACCGGCTGGCCGACTTGGGGCCACTGATTCCCATGGGAACCCTGATCGATCTGCCCGACGCCATCCCGCCCGAATCCAAAAAAACCATTATTCAACTATGGGACTAAACCAATGACCGAACCACTCACCGGCACCGCCGCCTCTTTCACCGTGTTTTTACTCACCATTGCGGGCTTGTTCTCAGGCATCCACGCCGACGTACTGATGGGCAGTTTTGCGGGGGCCGTGGTGTTTATCATGACCGCGCAAAAGCTCAGCGTTTTACAGAAGATCGTTTTCTTTTTGACCGCCTTTGTGGCCGGTTGCGTGGCCGCCAAACTGGTGGCGGATCTGATCGCCATTCCCCTGCCCGCTTCGATTGTCGTCAGCGAAGGCATCGGCGCACTGATTGCCGGTGCGATCAGTATGAAGCTGCTGCAATGGCTGATTGTGCGGGCTGAACACCCCGAGGACTTACTCAAGATCGGGGGCAAAAAATGAACCTCTATTTACTCATCAGCGTGCTGGCCTGCCTCTTTGCAGCGCTCAGCATTGCCCTGTTTAATCGAAACAGCAAAGCCCATAGCCTAGGCATTTCTATTTTTGCTTATGGCTTAACCGTCTATTACGGCCTGACTGCTATTCGCCTTCTGATGGGGATCACGGCCACCAATCCGGCACACACCTTTTTACTGTTGTTTGGCGGTGTTTATTTCTGCTTTAAGCGCGGCAACGTCAGCGATTTATGGGCCGCTTTGGTATGGCCTATTCAGAAATTATTAGACAAGGAGCCTCACATTGAACACCTCTCCCCAGCTCTCCCCACACTTCAGCCTGCGCGAATTCACCGCCAGCGCAACCGCCGACCGCCTCAACATCGACAACAGCCTGCCCGCCACGCTGCAAGACAACGCGACCCACACCTGCGAGCAATTAGAAAAAATCCGGGCAATACTCGGAAACAATCCCCTCATTATTACTAGCGGCTGGCGTACCCCCGCATTAAATAAAGTGGTCGGTGGCAGCGCCAGCAGCGATCACGCTACCGCCCGCGCCGTAGATATCCGCTGCCCAAAGTTTGGCACGGCCAGAACGATTGCAAGAACTTTGGCCGCCTCTGATATCGAGTTTGATCAATTGATTTTAGAGTCCCCCACACTGCCGAGCGCTTGGGTACATATCGGCTTTCGTAAAGGAGCCAACCGGCGGCAAGTGCTGACCAAGTTTGCAGGGGATAAAACCTATTACGCGGGGCTTAAATGAGCCGACTCACCGCCCTTGCCCTTATCGCTTTGTGCTGCCTAGCCGCGCTGCTGATTGCCATCAATTTGCACCAAGGCCAGAAGCACACAGCCGAGCTGCTGCAAATCGAATTAAACGCCAGCGAGCAAGACAAGGCCCAGCAAGCGGCCTTACTTGAGCAGCTTTACAAAGCCAGCAGCGACAACGACGCCGCCCAGGCTGATTTACGCAGCAGCATTGAAAGCGTCAATTCTGCCCTGCTTAAAAACAAACGCGCCATGGAGCAAATTAAAAATGAAAGCAAAGAAGTCAGGGATTGGGCTGATGCTCGCCTGCCTGCTGATATTGCCCGCCTGCGCCAGCGCCCCGAAATCGCCAGCGGTGCAGCTTATCGAGATTGGCTGTCCCACCGTGACAGCCTGCCGCCTGCCAGCGAGCCAAGCCCAAACAAACGGCGAGCTGAATCAAGCGATTGATGATCTGGAAGCCGCGTGGCACAGCTGCGCGGCACAAGTCGATATGGTGCTGCAATGCCAGCAGACCCCTAAGGCCGCCCCATGATTAAGCCCGCCAGCCTGCGCGATTACCTTTCTGCCACCGTTCAACACCTCGCCCACAATCCCGACAAGCTGGCCATCTTTATTGATGAAGGCAATCTCATTGCCACGGCGGGCAAGTCGCTTTCATTTGAATATCAATACACCCTAAACGCCATCATTCAGGATTACGCCGACCACCCAGACACCATCATGGTGCCGTTGCTGGCCTGGGTAAGCAGCAATCAGCCCGAGCTTTTTAGTAATGTAGACAAACGCCAGAACGGTATCAGTTTTGAAGCGGATATCCTGAACCACGACACCATAGACCTTTCGATCAAGATAAACTTGACTGAGCGCGTGGTGGTGCGAGAAGTAGACGGCAAGCCCGTCATCACCCATTACGGCGAGCCGCCGCTGGATGAATACGCGGGCAAAGATTGGGAGCTATTCCTGCGCGATCAGCCGTGGCCAGTTGAATGAGCGACAACTTTAAAGCGCTGGAAGGCTGGGCGGCGGGCTTATTGGGGAATCTAAGCACGAAAGAATTACGCGGCATGAATAAGAAGCTGGCGATGGAGTTACGCAAACGCCAGCAAGCGCATATCGCAGCCCAGCAAAACCCCGACGGCACGCCCTACGCCCCACGCTTGCCGCAGCAGCGTAAAAAGAAAGGACGCATTAAAAGGCAGATGTTTGCCAAACTGCGCACCACCCGCCACCTTAAAACCCAAAGCAGCGACAACGGTGCAGTCGTTCGCTTCTCCCCCAGCACGGCCCGCATTGCTCAAATTCATCAATTTGGCTTATCTGGCCGCGTCAATAAAACGGGCACCATCAAACACAAATACGCCGCCCGCGTATTGCTGGGATTTAGCCAAAGCGATAATGAACTCATCGCCGAGACTATCCTCAGTCAAATTAGCAAGTAATTTGTAAATTTGAGCGAGGTTAGTTAGCTATAAAATTTATTTCGCGGATAAAGATACCCTGCCGTTTATCAGTTTTTCATTTTCCCCTGTTTTTTGATAATCGTCGTGACGGCAATTTGGAGGCTGTTTAAAACGGCAGGAAAATGTCATGAGAAAGCTTAAAAAATCACGCTTTTGCAACATCTTTAAAAAGGTCATAATAATAATGATTAAAATCATTATTCATGTTTCAGGGCCGAGTAGCAGCGAGATTTATCCCCAGCACGAATACAAGTGTAGTGAAGACAAGAACTGCCCTCAAGCACAGAGCCCAGACTGCCCTGTGAACAAAAAAAACACTTCGTAGCATATTTTAAAAAACCACTCGTTAATGTAAAAAACCTCCTCACACCCGCCGGTGCGTGAACATCACGCACCGGCGCGGCACTATGGCTGAATGAATCAAACAGCCGAACATTCCCGAATTTTAGAAAGCCTGATCCGCATCGGCACCGTGGCCGAAGTGGATCACACCAATGCGCTCTGCCGTGTGCAAAGCGGCGAGCTGCTGACCGATTGGCTGCCATGGCTCACCCCTCGAGCAGGCAAGGTGCGGATCTGGAGTCCGCCCAGCGTCGGCGAGCAAGTGATTCTATTTAGCCAATCCGGTGAAGTGGGCGCGGGCGTGGTATTGCCTGGGCTGTTTTCAGATGCGATGCCTGCGCCAAGCTCTGCCGCCACCGTCACTTGCGTGGCCTTTCCTGACGGAGCGCTCCTCAGCTACAACCACGACAGCGGCGCACTCAGTGTCACCGGCATCAAGACTGCACTGATTCAAGCCTCCGATAGCGTCACCGTCGATTGCCCTGAAACGACCACCACGGGCAATCTCACCGTGGGCGGTGATCTGGTTATTAAGGGCGACAGTACATTTAAAGGCAAAGCCGATGTGCTGGGCGCATTCAGCTACGCCGCAGGCATGAGCGGTACCGGCGGTGAAGGGGGCGGTGCAACCACGATTACCGGCCCAATCACCCAAAGCGGTGGCGCACTCACCAGTAATGGCGTGGTCTTGCATGATCACACCCACGATAAGGTGCAAAGAGGCAATGACAGCACAGGCGGGCCGAAATAATGGCGGGCCTGAACAGACACAGCGGCCATGCGATTGATGATCTGGCCCATATCCAGCAATCCATTGCCGATGTGCTCACCACGCCACTAGGCAGCCGCTTAATGCGCCGCGACTATGGCTCTGAAATCCCCGCGCTGATCGATCAGCCTTTAAACGGTGCAACCCGCTTACGGGTGATGGCCGCAACTGCCACCGCGCTTAAAAAATGGGAGCCGCGTATCCGCGCCCAGCGTGTCACCTTAGAGCTGGGCCAGCCACACGGCGCACTCAGCGTCACCTTAGAAGCTGAACGCATCGATGGCCCGCGCGGCCAGCAGCCGGTGGCGCTTTCTATTCCTTTGCGAGCCTAAGCCATGAAAAGCCAAGAAGTAGACCTCTCCCGCCTGCCCCCGCCCAACCTGATCGAGGCGCTGGATTTTGAAACCATTTTTAAGGATCGCAAAGCGGCGCTGATTGCGCTCTACCCCGATGCGGCCGCCGTACTGAGTCTGGAATCTGAACCACTCACCAAGCTCTTACAAGAAAACGCTTACCGTGAAGTGATCCAGCGGCAACGCATTAACGAACGCGGCGCAGCTTGCATGTTGGCATTTAGCCAGGGGAGCGATTTAGACCATCTGGTGGCTAATTTTAATGTGCAGCGCTTTGTAATTACGCCAGCCGACCCAAACGCGGTACCGCCCACCGATGCGGTTTTAGAATCTGATGATTCACTCCGCGCACGGGGCCAGCGGGCCTTTGAAGGCTTAAGCGTGGCGGGGCCAAGGTCGGCGTATATCTTTCATGCTTTATCGGCGGATGCCCGTGTGGCCGACGCCAGCGCCATCAGCCCCAACCCCTGCGAAGTGGTCGTCAGCGTGCTGGCAAATGATGACGACGGCTCAGCCCCCGCTGATTTACTCAGCAAAGTCAGGCTGCTGCTATCGGGCGAAGATGTGCGCCCCGTAGGCGACCGGCTGACCGTGCAGTCGGCCAGCATCGTCAATTACGCCGTTACCGCCGTTTTATATCTTTACCAAGGCCCAGAAAAAGGCCCGATTTTAGAAGCCGCCCACGCCCAGCTTCAAAAATACATCAGCACCCAGCGCCGCATGGGGCGCGATATCCGGCAATCGGCCATCTTTGCCGCGCTGCATGTGGAAGGCGTGCAGCGTGTCGAACTCGTTTCACCGGCTAAAGATGTGGTGCTTGATGAAACACAGGCCGCGCACTGCACCGCCGTGGATATCACCGTCGGCGGCATCGATGACTAAATCCCTGCTGCCCACCGGATCAAGCAAATTAGAACGCGCTATTGCCCAAAGCTGCCAAGCTGGGCAAGAACTGCCTATTTTGCTGGCGGCGCTTTGGAATGCCGACACCTGCCCGAAAGCGGCCTTGCCCTATTTAGCCTGGGCTTTCTCTGTAGATCGATGGGACGAGAACTGGAGCGAGCCGGTGCAGCGGGAAGTGATCCGCCAATCGTTCTTTGTACATCAGCATAAAGGCACCATCGGCGCACTTAAACGCATCGTCGAGCCGCTGGGCTATCGCTTAGAGATCACCGAATGGTGGGAAGAAAACCCCATCGGCCCGCGTGGCACCTTCAAGCTGGAAGTCAAAACCATAGACCAAGGCATTACCGAAGAAACCCAGATCGAGCTGAATTATTTAATCGACGAAGCCAAACCGCTCTCGCGCCATTTAATCGAAATGAATATCAGCGTCGAGCCACGCGGCCTGATCTATATCGGCGTCGGCCAATACCAGGGCGAAGTCATCAACATCTACCCCAAGGCAATCGACACCCTATGAGCCAAAAATACTTTGCAATCCTGACGACCTACGGCGAAGCCCAGATTGCCGAAGCCACCGCGCAAAACAAAACCATCCATATTGAAAAAATGGCGGTAGGCGATGGCGGCGGCAACGACACCACCCCGGATGAAAACCAGACCCAGCTCATCAAAGAGAACTACCGCAGCAATCTAAACTCGCTCAAATCCGAAGCGGGAAAAAACACCGTGATTGCCGAACTCATCATTAAAGAAAACGTCGGCGGCTGGTGGATTCGAGAAATGGGCCTGTATGACGACAAAGGCGGCTTAATCGCCGTCGCCAATTGCCCGGCCAGCTACAAACCGCAATTAGAAGAAGGATCGGGCAAGGTACAAACCCTGCGCATGGTGTTTGTCGTCAGCAACACCGCCGCTGTCACCATCAGCGCCAGCCAAGATATTGGCATCGCCAGTATTGAGCTGGTCGAAGAAACCATGAAGCAGCATATTGCCGATGACGACCCGCATTCAAAAGACTACTACAACAAAAAAATCACCGACAAAACCAACGCCGACTTAAGGCAAGACCTCAGCGACACCGCAGTTAAAGAAGGCAACCGTGGGCGCGATGAAGCGATCCAGCACGCTGACGAAGCAGACAGCGCCCACAGCCAGGCCGCAGACCCTCACCCGCAATACACCACCGAAGGGGAAACCAAGGGGCTGATTGAAGCGCACGTCAATGAGGCCAACCCGCACGGCGAGCGCTATTACCTGAAGAGCGAAGCAGATGACAGATACCCAATACTTGGGGCGTATTTAGGAAAATCACTTTCTATCAATGGCGTGTACAACTCGAATGCGGAATTGTTCTCTGATGGCGGTTTGTATAACTGGACGCAAGGCGCATTCCACAATTACACCCAATTCCCCCTAGACAATAAAGCGACCTGGCTTGTCTCACAAAGAACTCAGTATTCCCAAGGCTATTCGATCCTGAGCAAGATCGGCACTTATCGCAATGGCTACGCTTACGGGGCGTCAATGGTTTTTCAAATGACGGGCGAGGCCGATTTAGCGCTAGGGCGCTGGGAGATGCGCCAAGATGGCACGCTTCTAACAAAGCACATGACGCTGAATCAAACTACCGAAGCCGCTGATTTTTCGCGGGTCGTTTTTGAAAAAAAGAACCCCAGCGCGACCAAGCAAATTTTAGGGGCGATTACTTGGGATTCATTCAGGGATGTTTCCGCCGTTTCCAATGTTGCGGCCATCTGGGCAGAAGGTGCAGGCGAGGCGGCCAATTGGGGCGAGTTGCACTTTGGCGTTACCACCAATGGCGACGGCAACCTGCCGACTAAAATCATGTCGATCAGCGATGGCCGTGTTCTGACCAGCCAGCTGCATACCTATTACTTAAAATCACGCGATCCAGCGGGCAGCATTGCAGATAGGGCCAGAGATTACGATGGCGTATCGAGCCTGCTGCGCTGGCAAAACTACGGCAACGGCCATGTGATCTTTGACGGCAGCAATGGCTTATCGCCCAAAGGCGGCGGCGTCAGCACAATCAATGCGACCGAGCCTTGGAAACAAAGCTACCCTGTTTTAATGGGCTGGAATGGCGAGAACACCTTCGGCGTGCGCGTGGACGCCTGCCGGACGGCTGACAAGCTGGTCGATGGCTCTTTCGGCGTACCAACCGGCGTCCCCGTCCCATGGCCCAGCAATACCCCGCCCGCTGGCTGGATCTTTTTACAGGGCCAAGGCATTAATCCAGCCGAAGCCCCTGTCCTTGCTTCTCTCTATGGTGCCACCCTGCCCGACCTGCGCGGCATGTATATCTCAGGCTGGGATGCGGGGCGCGGTATTGATCCGGGGCGGGAAGTCTTAAGCTATCAAGCCGCCAATGTCGGCGAGCATCAGCACACCGTGCCTTTTGATGATGGTGGCTGGTTATCTTATTCGGGTGGCGGCGGCCAGCCAGGTGTGAACTATGTACGCACCCAACCCAGAGCGACGGTAGACGGCCCGCAGGGCAGAACGCACCCAGACAATATTGCATTCAATTACATCGTTCGGTGGGGATAATCCAATGCTTAAAAATACAATCAAACCAGACAACACCCGCCCAATGCTGAAACCAGAAACCAAGCCCGTGCAGCCGGTTTCTTTCGATCAAGACGGCTTTGCCAGCCACGACGGCGTCGTGCCTTGCTTTTGCCACGACACCCGCACGCTGGAATATATCGGCAAAGCTGAAATGTGGGTGTCTAAAGATTGCGGCTTGCCTGCCGGTGCGGTGCAGGATGCGCCCAAAGTTCGGCCCGCTAAAAACAAAGCCATCATTCGAAATAAGGCAGATCAGTGCTGGGCGCTGATTGAAGACTACCGAAAGATGATCGCCTACCAAACCAGCGATGGCGCGGCGCGTGTGCTGGATACATTAGGCCCAATACCCGAAGGCTTCACCCTGCTGCCGTATTTTGAAGGGGCGGTCTGGAACGGTAAAAAATGGATCACGGAAGCTCAACCCATCCCGCTGGTTTTAGACCCACCAGCAGCCATCGCTGACGATCAATTGCTCGCATTAAATGAGAAAATCGAACGGCTGGAAGGCTTGCTGGCGCAAGTTTTAAGCGAAACACCCGCCTAAGCTTTGTCGTTCCCTGCTTCACAATCCCCAGTGAAAGCGAATCCAGCCGTAAACGCTCATGATGGCTCGGTCAATTCAAACCGAGGAAATCATGGGCGATCAATTCCACCATGGTACGCGAGTCATCGAGATTAACGAGGGTACGCGCACCATTCAAACCATCAGCACCGCCGTTATCGGCCTGGTCTGCACCGCCCCCGATGCAGATGCAAAATTCTTCCCGCTCAATCAGCCGGTACTGATCACCAACGTACAAAAAGCCATTGGCAAAGCAGGCACGAAAGGCACCATGCTGCGCACGCTTAATGCCATTGCTAAACAGACCAGCCCGATTGTTGTCATGGTGCGCGTCGAGCAAGGCAAAGACGAAAAAGAAACCGAGCAGAACATCATCGGCGGCACCGATGAAACAGGCCGCTTTACCGGCCTTAAAGCTTTGCTCGCGGCCAACAGCATCGTGCATGTGAAGCCGCGCATTTTAGGGGTGCCGGGCTACGACACTTTGCTGGTCGCCAATGAGCTGGCAACCCTCTGCCAGAAGCTGCGCGGCTTTGCCTATATCAGCGCACGCGGCTGCAATAGCGTGCAAGAAGCGCTGGAATACCGCGCCAACTTCGGCCAGCGCGAATTAATGATGATCTGGCCAGACTTTAAAAATCCCAACTGGTCCGGCCTTGATGATGAAGGCCTCGACTTAGCCGTCGCTTACGCCATCGGCTTACGCGCCAAACTGGACAAGGAAATCGGCTGGCATAAGACGCTTTCCAATGTGGTGATTAACGGCGTCACCGGCTTAAGCCAGGACGTGTTCTGGGATCTGCAAGACCCGGACACCGACGCGGGCCTGCTCAATGGCAAAGACATCACCACCCTTGTTCGCGCCAAAGGCTTTGTGTTCTGGGGCAACCGAACCCTGTCTGCTGATCCGCTGTTTATGTTTGAGAACTACACCCGCAGCGCCCAAGTCATCGCCGACACCATGGGCGAGGCGCATATGTGGGCCATCGATCAGCCGATGACGCCGAGCTTAGCCAAAGACATTTTGGAAGGGATTAATGCGAAGGGTCGCGCCTGGGTTTCAGCGGGTTACTTGCTGGGCTTTAACGCCTGGCTGGATGTTGAGGCCAACGGGAAGGAGGATCTGAAGGCGGGCAAGCTCACCATCGATTACGACTACACCCCCGTCCCGCCTCTGGAAAACTTAGAGCTGCGCCAGCGCATTACCGATCAATACCTGATGAATTTTAGCGCCAGCGTCGGCTAATCAAGGGGAATCAACATGGCTTTACCAGGTAAGTTAAAAGCCCTCAATTTGTTTATGGATGGGATCAACTTTGCAGGACAGGTTACGGAAGTGACCCTACCCAAGCTCAGCCGCAAGATGGAAGAGTACCGGGGCGGCGGCATGAGCGGCACAGTCGATATCGACCTTGGCCTTGAAAAGCTCGAAATGTCGGCGACCTACGGCGGCTTTATGCGCGAAATCCTCGCCAGTTTTGGCGCGGCCACGCACGACGCGGTGCTGCTGCGCTTTGCCGGTGGCTATCAGCGGGAAGACTCGGAAGAAGTCGATGCGGTCGAGGTGATTGTGCGCGGGCGGCATAAAGAAATCGATATGGGCAGCGCCAAGCCTAGCGACGATACCGAGTTCAAAGTCGCCAGCTCCCTCAGCTATTACAAGCTAACCCTAAACGGCAAAACGCTGGTGGAAATCGATACGGTCAACATGATTGAAATCATCGACGGTACCGACCGCCTCGCAAAAATGCGCAGCGCCATTGGCCTCTGATTAAAAGGATTTAAACCAAAATGAATGTTCAAGAAAAAAACCCCAACACCGTCGAACTCGATAGCCCGCTGATTCGTGGCGATCAGACCATCAGCCGCATTACGCTGATCAAGCCCAAAAGCGGCGCATTGCGTGGCGTGAAGTTGGGCGACTTGCTGCAGATGGATGTAGAAGCCATCACTAAGGTATTGCCGCGTATTTCAGACCCTGCGCTCACCGAGCAGGACGTCCGCAATCTGGACCCTGCCGACCTGCTGCAATTGGCCGGGATCACCGCCGGTTTTTTATTGCCGAAGGACGCCAAAGCGGACTACCCGCAAGCGTAAATTCAGCCATGGCCGATATCGCCATGGTGTTTCATTGGCCGCCTTCGGCCATGGACGACATGACGGTATCGGATCTGATGGAATGGCGTGAAGAAGCGCGCAAACGATTCAACCCAGAAAACAATATATGAAAAATTTCCTCCACCAAGGCGACTGCCTGCCCTTCTTAGAATCCCTCCCCGCCGCCCGGGTAGATGCGCTGATCACCGACCCGCCTTATGCCTCGGGCGGCTTACACATCGGCTCTAAAAACCGCAGCACAAGCGAGAAATACCAAAACAACGACACCGTCCGCAAATACCCTGAATTCACCGGCGATCACCGCGACCAACGCGCCCACCTGCGCTGGATGACGCTTTGGCTGTCTGAATGCCTGCGCGTTATGAAAGACGGTGCGCCCATTTGCTTATTCACCGACTGGCGACAATTGCCGCTGACCACCGACGCTTTGCAGGTGGCGGGTTTTACCTGGCGCGGCATTGCGGTCTGGGATAAGGGCGAAGGCGTGCGCCCCCAGATGGGCCGTTTTAGAAATCAGGCGGAATACATTGTGTGGGGCAGTAAGGGCGATATGCCACTGGCCCGCGATGTGGGCGTATTGCGCGGTGTTTATAAGGAAGTGGTCAAACAAAAAGACAAGTTCCATATCACCGGCAAACCCACCGATTTAATGCGCGATCTGATCAAGATCTGCACGCCTGGCGGTTTAATTCTGGACCCTTTCGCCGGATCAGGCTCCACCCTGCTGGCGGCGGAATTGGAAGGCTACGACTGGCTGGGCTGTGAGTTAAGCGAGGAATACAAAACCATTGCCTTAGAACGATTGGCACAGGAGCACTAATGAGCGCGGCGCGAAATTTACGATTAGAAGTGGTGTTAAAAGCAATTGATCAATTTACCGCGCCGTTTAAAGGGGTACTGAATCAAAGCAAGGCGGTATCAAAGCAAGTCAGCGAACTTAAAAACAAAATGAAGGCACTGGATAAAACCCAGGGGCAGATTGATTCATTTAAAAAGCTAACCCGCGATACCGCCCAAACCTCGCAGCAAATGAAAGCCGCCCAGGAACGCGCCACGGCGCTGGGCAGAAGCCTCGCCGCCACGGCCCATCCGACCCGGCAAATGAGCGCGGAATTTAACCGGGCTAAAAAAGAAGCGGCGGAGCTGGCCGCCCGCCACACTCAGCTGGTCAACCGGCAACAAAGCCTGCGCACCTCTCTGAATGCGGCGGGTATTTCTACGCGCAATCTGTCCCAGCATCAGCGCGAGCTCAGACAAAACGCCACCAGCACCAGCGCCGCCCTGCAAAGAGAACAACAGCAGCTGGAACGCTTAGGCCGACAGATGCAGCGCCAACATGCGGCCAGAGCAACTTACGACCGAAGCATGAACGCCAGAAACAATCTGGCGGGAGCTGGTGCGGGTATGGCCGTTGCGGGTGGCGGTGCGCTGTACGCGGCCAAACGGGTGATGGGACCGGGCTTAGACTTTGATGCGGAAATGTCCAGCGTACAGGCGCTTACCCGATTGGATAAAAACGGCCCGCAGCTCGCCGCCTTACGCAAACAGGCGCGGGAATTAGGCGCGGCCACCAGCTTTACCGCCAACGAAGCGGCACAGGGGCAAGGCTATTTAGCCATGGCAGGCTTTGATCCGACCGCGATTCAAAAAGCCATGCCGGGTGTGCTCGATTTAGCCAAGGCCGGACGGGTAGAACTGCCCGCCGCTGCCGATATGGCCTCCAATATTCTGACCGGCTTTAAGCTGAACGCAGATCAGATGGGCCGTGCGGGCGATGTGCTGGTCGGCACGTTCACGCGCTCGAATGTCGATTTAAGAATGCTGGCTGAAACCATGAAATACGCCGCGCCAGTCGCTGCCGGCCTGGGCGTGGATCTGGAAACAGCCGCCGCCATGACCGGTAAATTAGGGGACGCCGGTATTCAGGCCAGCATGGGTGGTACGGCCTTACGCGCCATTATGTCCCGCTTGTCAGCCCCGCCCAAAATGGCCGCAGACGCCATGAAAGAGCTAGGGCTGCAAGCCAAAGACGCCAAAGGCAATCTACGCGATCTGCCGACCATTCTGGCCGAGCTGGAAGCCAAAACAAAAAACATGGGCAATGCCCAGCGGGCCGGATACTTTAAGCATATTGCGGGCGAAGAGGCTTTTAGTGCATTGCAAGTGCTGACCGCGCAAGCCGGTAGCGGCAAGCTGCAAGCACTAATTGCCACTCTCAGACAGTCCGCTGGTGAAGCCAGCAAGAACGCGGCCACCATGAGCGACAACGCGGCGGGCGATATCAAGACGCTGCAATCGGCTTGGGAAGATGTGGGCATTGAAATGTTTGAAGGCAGCAACAGCCCCCTGCGCGAGCTGCTGCAAAATATCACCGACGTCATCCGCAAAACAGGCGAATGGATGAAGGCCAACCCCGAGCTGGCCGCAACTTTGGTCAAAGTCAGCGTATCCGCTGCTGCCATCGTGGCGATATTGGGCGGCTTAGCGCTGGCCGCAGCGGCGCTGTTAGGCCCGTTTGCCATGGTTCGGTTTGCCCTGACCTCGATGAATATTCAAATGGGTATGGGTTCAGTGTTAGCCAAAGCGGCCACATGGAGTTATAGCCTGTTGACCAGTGCTTTAAGCCTGGCCGGGAATGCCGCGCTCTTTATGGGCCGCGCCCTGCTGATGAATCCTATCGGCCTGTTGGTCACAGGTATCGCCCTTGCTGCCCTGTTGATTTACAAATATTGGGAGCCGATTAAGGCCTTCTTTGGTGGTCTGTGGGATCAGATCAAAGAAGCCTTTCATGGTGGCATTTCAGGGATCGGCGCATTAATCCTCAATTGGTCGCCGCTGGGTTTGTTTTACAGCGCCTTTACCAAGGTCTTCAGCTGGTTTGGTTTGGAACTCCCCGCCACCTTTACCGGCTATGGCCAGATGATGGTCGATGGTTTGTGGCAAGGGATTGCCGGTAAGTGGGACTGGTTAAAAGGGAAGTTCTACGAGCTGGCCAAAATGCTGCCCGAGCCGGTACAAAAAGCACTTGATATCCATTCCCCCTCCCGCGTGTTTGCCCAAATTGGGCGGCATACCGTTGCAGGTTTGGACAAAGGCTTAAGCGACAGCCAGCAAGCGCCACTCGATACCATTAAAAACATGGCCCGCAAAATGGCGACTGCTGCCGGTGGCCTGATGATTGGCGGCACCAGCTTGGGGGCCATGGCCGATATCCAACTGGATCAGCGCCCGCCCATGTCAGCCCAAACCAACTACAGCCCAGCGCCATCGATCCAGATCACGATTAATGCGGCGCCAGGCATGAACGAACAGGCGTTGGCGCAACGGGTCGCGCAAGAAATCGCCAAAGCCGACCGCCAGAAGCAAGTGCGCAGCCGTTCACGCTTAGGAGACAGCGACTGATGATGATGGTCTTAGGTATGTTTGTATTTGAGCTGGCCAGCGCCCCTTACCAAACTTTAGAGCAATCCAAATCATGGCGGCACGCCAGCCAGACGCGAATCGGTATCGGCCCAGCTAATCAGTTTCTAGGGCCAGATGCGGAAAGCATCGCGCTGAGCGGCGTATTGTATGAAGAGCTGAACGCGGGCGAGGTGTCTTTGCTGGCGCTGGAAGAAATGGCCGATACGGGAGAAGCGTATTTTTTAATTGAAGGCACCGGCTGGATTTATGGCGAGTACGTGATCGAAGCCATCAAAACCACCCGCAGCCTGTTTTACAAGAACGGCTCAGCCCGCAAGATTGAATTTAACTTAAGCCTGAAGCGGATCACATCCAACCCTCTCGAAAAAATAATAGGTCTGTTGCAATGAATGAAGGCCACAACGCCCCGCGCTTTAAAATCTTAGTCGGCAGCAAAGATATTTCTAAGCGGGTGAACGACCGGCTGGTGTCGGTTAACCTGACAGACAATCGCGGCTTTGAAGCGGATCAGCTGGATATCACGCTGGACGATAGCGACGGCCTGCTGGAAATTCCGCCACGCGGTGCCGTTGTCAGCGTGTCGCTGGGCTGGGCGGATAGTGGCTTAGTGGATAAGGGCCAATATACGGTGGATGAAGTCGAGCACAGCGGCGCACCGGATCAGCTCACCATCCGCGCCCGCAGCGCCGATTTACGCGCGGGCCTGTCCGTTAAAAAAGAGCGCTCATGGCATCAAACCACCGTGGGCGCGATTGTTGAAACCATCGCCAAACAAAATAAGATCCAGCACCGGATCGGGCCAGACTTAGCCGGGCAAGCCATCCGTCACATCGACCAGACCAGCGAAAGCGACGCCAGCTTTTTAAGCCGCATCGCTAAAATGTTTGACGCCATTGCCACGGTCAAAGACAGCAGCCTGCTGTTTATGAAAGCAGGCCAGGCCAGCACGGCCAGTGGCCAGCCGCTTGGCAAAGTGCAGATCACCCGCCAATCTGGCGACGGCCACCGCTTTGGCATTGCAGACCGGGGCGCGTATAGCGGCGTGAAAGCGGCATGGCAAAACACCAAAACGGCCAAGAAAGAAACCACCACCGTAAAACGCAAACCTAGGAAAAAAGCAGGCCCGGGGCAAGGAGAAGTCATCCAGGGCGCGGATGATAACGTCAAAACACTAAGACACGTTTACGCCAGCAAAACCAACGCCGAACGGGCCGCAAAAGCAGAATGGGAAAAGCTGCAGCGCGGCGTGGCTCAATTCTCAATCACCCTCGCCTATGGCCGCCCAGAATTGTTTCCAGAACTCCCCGCCAGCGTGTCAGGCTTTAAGCCCATTATCGATAAGCAAGACTGGATCATTACCCGCGTGGTGCATAGCTTAAGCGACAGTGGCTACACCACGGCTTTGGAGCTGGAAGTAAAGGCCAGTGAAGTGGACGGGTAAACAAAAACGGCGACCATCTGGCCGCCGTTTTACACTTGCTCTTTTATCATGCAGCAGGTGTAGCATTTAATTTAATACCCAAACCATGTAAAAGTTTCATGATCGTTTCATAGCGGGGCTTGCTTCCCGGAGCAAGTGCTTTGTATAAGCTCTCTCTACCTAATCCGGAATCTTTAGCAAGTTGCGTCATGCCACGGGCGCGAGCTACGTCTTTGATGGCAAGTAAAAACATAGCAGGATCAGGATCAGCAAGTGCTTCAGATAAATAAGCGCTGATAGTTTCTTCATCATCAAGATGATCTACAACATCAAAGGGGGTAAAAATAGTCATGATTTATTCCTCAAGGCTTGCGGCCATTACCTTGGCACGCTCAATGTCACGTGGTTGTGTGGACTTATCTCCACCCAGCAGCAATAAATAAATGACTGCACCACGCCGAGTAAAGTAAACACGGTAGCCAGGGCCGTAATCGACCTTCATCTCGGAGACCCCACCCCCAACCGGCTCACAGTCACCAAAGTTGCCATTCGTAGCACGGCGAATACGTTGTAATATTTTGGCCTTACCTAGCTTGTCTTTCAAAGAATCCAGCCACTTATTGAATTCATCAGAGCTGTAAAATGTGTTCAT